AAGCCGGTCGAGACCGCGCGCACCTGGCCGGAGATCTGGGATGGGCTGGAACGGCTGGAGCGGCTGATCAACGACCACGCGGCGAGCTCGGTCACCCTGATCCTGATCGCGTTGGGCCTGTTCGCCGCGCTTGCCTGACCGAAGCGCGCCGTCCCGCCACGGTCTAGATGCAACGGAAATGGAGGGTGCAGCCGCCGGCAGGGGGCTAATGTTCTAGAGTGGCCGATCGTCATTTCGTTGCGCTGTTCCATGCCCGCAGGCCGCACGGAACGACAGATTTAACGGCAGGAACAGGCAGACCAGGCGGCCGACAGGGCCGCCCGCATCCATGGGCTGGCGGCGAAGCCGGTCAGGAGCGGGGCCATCACCGCTGCCCACTCCGCCAATCGTCGAGCCGAGCGTAGATCGTGACCGTGATGCCCCCGAGCGCGACGGCGATGAACACCCAGCGCAACGTGTCGAGATAAGGCACCAGCGGCAGGATCGCGGTCTGGGTCTCGGCGATGACGCTTTGCGCCACCTCGATTCCGGCTGCGCCCAGCGTCGCGACACCGGCCGCACCACCACCCTTCATTGTGCGGCTGTCGGCCAGCACCTCGCGCGCGGGTGGCGTCTCAGCTGCAAATGCGGTCGCCCGTACCGGAAACCGCTCGCCCCACTGCCGCGCGGGGCCGAGGTCGACATGGATGAACCCCGATCGCGGGTAGAACCCGAAGCCGAGGAACCCGACCTCCCGCGCCGCCGCCTCGAACGCCGCCGGGTCGTGGTTCGCCATGGCGATGTCGAAGGCCGCGCCGTCGAGGTGCTTCGACCGCGTGGCACCGCCGACGGCGCGGTTGTGCTCGGGGCTTCGATAGGCCGAGCGTACGATCAGTGGTTTGCCCAGCCGGTCGCGGAGCGCCTGCAGCTTGTCGAGCGCGGGTTCGTTGATGAGCAGCTTGCCAGTGCCCCGGCAGGCAATCTCTGCCGGGCTGAAATTCCGCCAGCGCCAGGCGCTTTCCGGAACGTCGCGCCAATGGCGGTGGAAGGTCGTGGTCATGGGGTCCTCCGAATACGAGTTTCCGGCCCCTCGCAGGGCTCGGTGCGTTCGCCGCTCGGGAAGGTCCACTGGACCTTCCCGTCTGCCTGTCAGGCAGACCACGGCTCACCCCGCCACGAAGGCGGGTCAGTGCGGGTTCATGAATGGGGATGGCGAGCGGCTACGGGCTGCCGCCGAAGATCTTGAGCTTGATGGCGATGCCCGCGAGCAGCGCCAGCATGACGCCGGTGGTGATCATGCGGACGGCGGTCTGCATCGCGGTGCGGCGCACCAGCCGGATGCAGTCCACCAGGGAGCGCAGATCGCGGATGTCGAGCGCGGCCTCGTCGCCGTCGAGACCGACATCGGCCAGCGCGCGCTTCGCGCCTTCCTCCGCCGCCCGGGTCAGGATCGCCTCGAACTCGGCGTCGGGCATGCGCACGTAGCCCTCGGATCGGGGTGGGTTCATCGGAATCCTCCTTCCGCCGCTCAGCCGACCTTGCAGCCCCAGAAGGACGTGTGGTCGGCCGCGAAGTAGCCGTCCGCGACCCGGAAATACCCCTGCAGCTCGACGGTATCGCCCGCAGTCAGCGGGACCAGGGTCTGCAACCAGATCGCGGTCGCGAGCGAGACGTGGGTCGCGGAGATTTCGCCGAGGGAGCCCCGGATTTCGGTCGTCCCGTTCAGGACCAGCCGCCCGCGCATGCGGGCCGTGGCGCTGGCGTTGATCTTGTAGAGCAGCGTCGCGCCGAAGATGTAGGTGCCGTCCACAGGCGCCACGAAATGGTTGTTGGCGGCGTCGAAGGCACCCTGGTCGTTGTAGTCGGTGTTGTTGATGCCGATCTTCGTCCAGGTGTCCACGGCAACGTAGTTGTCGTAGTTCGTGTAGGCCTTGAAGCGCGGCAGGCGCGGCTGGTCGGCGATGCCGTTAGCGTTGTCCACGCTCAGCCCGTCGAAGAAGGTGCTGCCGTCAGCCGAGACCGCGAGGCGGAACCTGTCCGAGCCGAAGAGCCCGACCAGCGCCTTGGTGACGAAGCCGGTCTGCAGCGTCAGCCCGAGATCGTCGCCCACGGTCTCCTTGTTCATCGTGTAGAACAGATCCCCGGTCCCGCCCTCGGCCACGGTCTTCGCCGTCCAGAGCGCGGCGTTGAGCTTGGCCGAGAACGGGTTCGAGGCGTCCGCCGTCGTGCCCAGGCCCAGAAGCGCGAGGTTCTGCAGCGCGGCGGGCGTGGTCCCGACCCAGCCCGCGCCATCGTAGACCAGCAGCAGGCCCTCGTCCTCGACCCACGCCCGCCAGCCCGTCCGGGGCGGCAGCCGGAGCCACGCGCCGTCGGTCCAGAGCGCGACGTTCAGGTCCCAGCCCGCCCAGTCGCCGGTCGCGCCCGAAGCGACGATGTAGCGGTCGCCGTCGGAGGGGCTGCCGGGCGGATTGGTCAGGTCCCGATCGAGGGTCGAGAGCTGGACGAGCCCGTCGAGGATCCTCAGCGCCTCGTTGTGGGTGACATGCTTCTGGGCCTGCGCCGCGAGGATGTAGGGCAGCAGGAGATGGGTCGTGGCGTCGGACATTGGCGGTCTCCAGAACGAAGAACGCCGCCTGCATGGCAGGCGGCGGATGAAGGCACGGCGATGGTAGGTGGCGGGCTACCCGCGCTCGGGCGTCTCCGCCGGAATGGCCGACAGAACCGGGTCGGGCTTCGGCGCGTCCCAAGTTGTGGTCATTGCGGCCCAGCGATCGATCTCGGCCCGGAAGGCCGGGTCGTCGATCCTCAGATGGAAGGTGTAGAGCCGATTCACGATCTCGCGCATCAGCGCGCGCATCTCGTCATCGTCGATCCGCGAAACCTCGGACCACGGAATGCGGTTGCCGTCCGCGTCCACTACGATGACGTCGCTGCCGTCGCCGGTGCGCGAGGCAGGCACCTGACCCGCGTGGAGTGTCTCGAGCTGCGTGTTGCGCACGCAGGCCACGGCCATCACTCTGGCAAGCTGGGCTGCAATCCTGTCTTCGTCCTCGGGGCGCATGTCCCAAGCCTACGACGTCGATCGCGCGCCTTGCCAGAACTCATTGCGCCACCTCAGAAGCTCAAGGTTACAGCCTTGGGCGCGCCCCGCCCGACGAGGGCGGAGAGCTGGAAGATGCGGATGGCAAGACTGTCGCCGGGGGCGAGCTGCGTGCCCCAATCGGCTGTCTGCTGGGCGGCGCTGTAGACCATGCTGGTGGTGGCTGTGCTCAGCACCCGCTTCACCGTCGCGCCGTCGAGGACCTCGACCTCGTAGCCCTCGGTTTCCTCGCCGAGCGGCACCTCGAGCCCGCCCCAGCTGTCGGCCGCCAGCGCGCGGGACCGGCGCGTCCACCGGATGGTCAGATCCCCGGGCGCGCGCGGTGTGCGCCATGGCTGCTCGACATGGGCTACGGAGAACGGACGCAGTCCGATGCCCTCGGGCGTGAAGGCCTGCGCCACGTAGGTCTCGTCGCTGACAGGGCGGCTGGCTGGACCAATGCGCCAGTTCCACGGGATGCCGAGATCTGCCTCTGCGATCGTCAGGGACGCCAGCGAAGCGTCCAGCATTACCACCCGCGCGCCAGCGGGCGTCGGATTGCCCATGGCTCCCTCGGTGCCGCGCTGGCCGCGCAGAAGCCGGGTCAGCCGATACCGACCCGGCGCCAGCAGCTCGGCCGCGCCCGCCTGCACGATCTCCCAAACGCCCGACGCGGTTTCCACCGCCAGCGCGTTCGCCCCGCCGAACAGCGTCAGGTCTGTCACGCTCTCCAGCGTGCCGGTCAGCAGATCGACCACCAGCGCATTACCGAGATCGAAGCGCGACGTGGGGCCTGCGTAGAAGTCCGAGACCAGAGCCCCGATCCGGGCGCGGCTGCCAAACGTGGTCAGCAGCTCGAAGCCATCGGTCGAGGGGCTCCGGAACACCGCCATCTCGCCCGGCCAGGGAACCGCATGCGCGGCCGCGAAGGGCCGGTGCGCGGGCTGGTCCTCGGTCAGCTGCGGCAGGTCCATCAGCACCGCATCCGGCGCGCCGAACACCACCGCCCGCGTCAGTGACGCCGCGCGGGGATCGCCGGGCGGCAGATCGTAGGTCGCGCGGTCCTGGCGGACTGCCTCGATGCCGCGCGCCTCCGCGTCGGCGATGGAGACGAGCCGCAGATCGACCAGCCGCCCGTCATGCTCCAGCCGGATCGCGTCGGCCGGATCGAGCGCGAGGCGCGAGGGCGGCAGACGGAACGCCGCCGTCTCCCGCCCAACCCACGCCTCCATCAGGGCACGGCGGCAGCGGCGCTCGGCCTCCTCGGGCGGCACGGCCATCGGGAAGGACTCGGACGCGACGCGCGTCGTGTCCACGGTGATCCGCCGCGCCTCGACGAGGGCCGCGTCGTAATCCTCGTCGGCGCGGGCGATCTGCCACTTCAGCGCCTGCGGCAGTTCGGTCTCCTGGCCGCGCGTCAGCTCCAGCAGGTCGCCCTCGCGGGGGGCGACCAGATCGTCGGGCGCAAGCGTGGCGACGGCGGCCCGGCCGCGCATCACGAAGCGGATCACGCCCTCGGTCTCGACGGCGTCGAAGCCGAAGTGGCGTGAGAGCGTGGTGATCGAGGCGCGCGGGCTTTCGAGCGCTGTGATGGCGTAGCCTTCGACCGCACCCCAGAGGCCGGTGACGTCGATGCTGTCCTCGGGCAGCCCTGCGCGCAGGCAGAGGTGCCGCACGAGCGCCGCCAGCGACACCGCTCCCAGCCGCCCGGTCAGCCAGTGCCCGAGCCGCCAGTTCGCGCCGTCCGTCCAGACATCGGTGAGCGCCGGGAAGAACGGATAGGGCCGCGCGTCCCAGGTCCAGGCGGCGCATTCAGGGACGTGCACCATCCGACCGCCGTAGACCGAGGAGACCGGGTTGTTCGCGGCTTCGCCCCACCAGAGATACGTCGCCTCGAGATAGGCGCGCTGGATCGCGTCATCGCGCCAGCCGCGCGAGAAATGCGGTGTGAAGCTTTCCGAGGACTTCGGGTCGAAGAAGACGTTCGGCTGGTTCGTGCCGCGGTCGATGGCCGGGCAGCCCAGCTCGGTGAACCAGATCGGCTTGGACTGCGGCACCCATGCCGTCGGCGTGCCGCTCTCCACCCCACCCGGGCGATTATAGTGCGGGTTCGCCCACCAGGCGCGCAGATCCTTGTAGCGGAAGACCCATGGCTTGGCCGCGCCGCCATCCGTGATGGGGGTACGGACCTGCGCGGAGCGGTCCGCCGCACTGGCATAGAACCAGTCGAAACCTTCGCCGCCCGCGATGTTCCCCTGCAGGTAGGCGCGGTCGTAGATCGCGGGCCAGCCCTCGGCCGCGTCGAGATGCTCGAACCCGTCGCGCCAGTCAGACAGCGGCATGTAGTTGTCGATCCCGACGAATTCGATTTCCGGATCGGCCCAGAGCGGGTCGAGGTGGAAGAACACGTCGCCCGAGCCGTCGCCCGGCTGGTGGCCGAAGTATTCCGACCAGTCGGCGGCGTATCCGATCTTCGTCCCGGACCCGAGGATTGAGCGGACATCCGCGAGCAGGTCCCGATAAGCCTGAACGGCGGGATAGGTGCTGGCGCCCGAACGGATCGTCGTCAGCCCCGGCATCTCGGTGCCGATCAGGAAGGCGTCGACCCCGCCCGCCGCCGCGCAGAGATGGGCGTAGTGCAGCACCATGCGCCGCAGGCCCCAGTCGCCGGCCGCCCCGGTCCACGAAACCGTCTGACCCGAGACGCTGAAGCTCGCGGGTGTGGCTGCGCCGAACAGCGCCGCGACCTGCGCAGCCGCCGTGGCGGTCTTGTCCACCGATCCTGCGAACCCCGCCGCGGGAGAACAGGTGATCCGCCCCCGCCATGGGAACACGGGCTGGCCCGTCTCCGCGGCGTTGTCGGAATACGGGTTCGGCAGGCTGTTGCCGGGCGGCACGTCCATCAGGATGAAGGGATAGAAGGTGACGCGCAGCCCGCGCGCCTTCATCTCCTGGATCGCCTGCACCACCGCGAAGTCGGACGGCGTGCCGCCATAGACCGGGCGGTCCTGATCGTCCCGGCTGACGAGGAAGGCATCGGCGCGGGTCACGCCATTGACCGACCAGCTGGCTAGGGTGGTGGATTTGGCCGAGACCTCGACGCCCGGCCGCACCTTGCAGGACCCCGCGCGCAGGTCGTCGCCGAACCAGGCGACGACGAGGCTGACGCTCTCGACCGCAGGGGCCATGGCCTGCAGCCTGTCCAGCGCCTCCACCATGTCGGTGGAGTCGGCCAGCGCGTTCAGGTTCTCGGGCACCGTTGCGCCGCCGTCGGTCTTGCGGATCGCCTGCGTCGCGTAGGTGAACTCGCCCGAGGCCGGGATCATGGTGACGGCGCGGGTCAGCCCCTCGGCGGTGTCGGGATCGGCGAGCGGCCGGAACACCTCGAACGAGAGCTGCGGCAGGCGGTTGCCATAGGTCGAGAGCGCCAGCTCCTCGAAGACCACATAGGCGGTGCCGCGATAGGCGGGCGTGTTGGCCGCGCCCATCTTCGCCGCAATGAACGGGTCCGCCGTTTGCGCCTCGTCGCCCGGATACCAGCGCCAGGTGACGCCGGAGAGGTCCATCGGCTTGCCGTCGGCCCAGATGCGGCCGATGCCGGTGATTGGCCCCTCGCACAAGGCCACGGCGAAGCTCGCGTAGTACAGGTACTCCGTGGTCTTGACCTTGCCGCCTCCGCCGCCCTTGCCGCCGCCTTGGGTGGTGGTCTTCGTTTCCTCGCGGAAATCGGTCGCCCAGATGATGTTGCCGCCCATGCGCATCCGGCCATAGAGCCGCGGGATCACCGCGCCTTCGGTGGCCGAGGTGATGCGCAAGGTGTCGAGCCGCGCGCCCTCGATGCGCTGGGTGGGCGCCAGCGACGAGATGATCCAGCTGTCGACCACCGAGCCGATGCTGGAGCCGATGAAGCCGCCGATGGTCGCGGCACTGACGCCGAGGATCGCCCCGCCGATCGAACCGCCAATGGCGGCGCCAGCGGCACCGAGGACAAGCGTTGCCATGGTCGGGTCTCAGCGTTGCGGAAACAGGAAGGCGAAGGCGATGCGCCGCCGCCAGGATGGAGTGAGCGGTTCCTCGATCACGCCGAGCCGCTCATAGGCGTGGAGGAAGCTGTCGGGCCCGGTCAGGATCCCGACATGCTTGGCGATGGCGCGGGGCTTCATGCGGAACAGGACCAGCGCGCCGGGACCGGCCTCGGCGGGCGACACCTCGTTCATCATGCGTCGTGCGCCCTCGGCCAGCACCTCGCGCGGGCCGGTCTCGCCCCAGTCGCGGCTGTAGGGCGGGATCGGGAACGGCTCGGGGCCGACGACCTCGCGCCAGACGCCCCGGGCGAGACCAAGGCAGTCGCAGCCGACGCCCCGAAGGCTGGCCTGGTCGTGGTAGGGCGTGCCGAGCCAGGAGCGTGCGATGGCGATGACGCGCTTCGGATCGGCGTTCACAGCACGGACCCTTCGTGGCCGCCGTCCTTCGTGGCGTAGCGCAGCACCGCGTCCTGACCGGGGATGTGCGGGAAGCCGCGGAAGTTGAGGGTATTCGCAAACTTCGCGCCACAGGTTTCCATGCGCTTGTCGCAGCCCGCACGGATGGTGAGGGCGTCGCCCTCGGCGATCGCGCGCACCGGCGCCTCGAGGAGCGTCAGCACCGCGATACCATCCGTAACGTCATGGCCCAGCACCTCGGTGCGCCGCCCCGCGTTTGCGCCGCTGGTCCATTCGAGCGTCCCGAAGGTGAACCAGCCGGAGGTGAAGCCGCTAAGCCCGGAGGCGGTGAAGGCGCGATCCCGCAGCTGATCGATCACCGCGCCCGAGCCCTTGAACGCCGGATCCTCCAGATCGACGCCGCAACGCCCATCGCCGAGCGCGGCATCGCAGGTCGCCTGGAACGTCCGCCCGACCGTCTGGCCGAGCACATGGGCGAGCGAACGGACCTCCGCGACGAAGGCCAGACGCCCCCGCCGGATCTGGCCGATGGCGCCGCGCCGCATCAGGACGCGCTGGCCGGTGTCGGCCCAGTTCACGCGCCAGACCTCGACCTCGGCATTGTCCCAGCGGCCGTCGAGGATGTCGGTTTCGGTGATCCGGTCCGAGGTCAGCACGCCCTCGGCGTCCTGCGCGTCGACGGACAGGTCGGAGCCGGAGCGCACCTCGGAAGCCGTCAGCCCGCTCTCGGGTTCAAAGTCGGTGCCGTCGAAGCTCAGCGTCCGGTCGTGGTCGGTGAAGCCGAAGGTCACGCCATCGGACCGGGTAATCCGCCAGCACCAGGCGAGCGTGGTCGTGCCCTCGTCGAGATGGGCCTGCAGGGCGGGAGCAAGGGACTTCATCGGCGCAGTTCCAGCAGCGGGATGGAAGTGATCGAGCCAAGGCGTTCGAGATCGAGGGTGACGTCGAGCGCATCGGTGTCGAAGCGGACCGGCACGTCGAACTCGAAGCCGGCTGTGACCGCGACGCCAGCGCCCGGCGCGGCGCTGAAGGTGACGACGCCAGTGGCGGTGTCGACCGACCACCCGGAGGGCTGCTCGATCCCGCCAAGCGCGACGCGCACGGTGCCCGCCACCGGCTTGGCGATGGCGCGCGACCAGGATTGCGCGCCGGAGGCGTAGCGCTTGACCAGATGAAAGGCGGTCGTCGCGCCGTCGCCGGTGCCGATTGTCTGATCCGTCGGCGATGGCGAGCCCGAAGGCAGGCAGGACTTGTGGTCGCCCCAGTCCTTGAACCGGAAGCCGTGGAGCCGGCCGTTGCGCGCCTCGAAGAAGGCGACCACCGCCGCCAGATCGTCTGCGCGGCGGATACCATAGGCGACATCGTAGCGGCGGCGCGAGTTGGCCCAGCTGGCGTTGCGCTCCTCGTCACCCGAGGCGAGCTCGACGATCTGCGTGCGCCGCTCCGGCCCGCCCCGCGCGCCGCGGCTGATGTTGTCAGGGAACCGGACCTCGTGGAACGCCATCACATTCCCCTCCGCCCGAGCGAGACCGCGCGGGCGATGTCGGCTGCGACCTGCGTGCGGGACTGCCGAAAGCTCTCGGCGTCGCGCGCCATGATGGTGACGTTGACCCCGCCGCCCGCGCCGTAGCTCTGCGCCTCGCGCCGCGAGAGCACGCGCTCGCCGCGCTGCAGGATCGCGGGCACCTCGTCCGGCCTGAGCCCGGCCCAGCCGCCTGAATGCATGCGCGGGGCATTGGCGAAGGCGAGTGCTGGCACCATGCGGCCCGGCCCCGCCGCGTCGACCATACCGCCCGCGTGCAGGATGTTGGCGAAGATCCCACCGCCGAGATTGCCCAGAACGCCGGAAAGCACGCCTGCCAGCGGACCAAGGATGAAGCGCCTTGCGGCGAGCTTCGCCAGATCGGCGATCAGCGAGGTAACCAGATCACCGAACTTCAGCTTGCCGGTCTTCACGAACTCGCCGATGGCGTTCTCGGCGCCCCGGAACGCCCCGACCAGCGCCTGGCCGATGTCGCCGCCGATCTCGCTTGCCTTCGTGGCATAGTCGGCGAGCGTCTCGCTCACCGCCGCCCAGCCGGTCGCGGCAGCCTCCGCCCCGGCCCGGGTCTCCTCTCCGGCGCTGCGCCCGGCCGCGCCGGCACGACCGGCAGCCGCACCGGCATCGTCCAGAGCCGCCGTTACCCGGTCGGCCGATGTGGCGGGCTCGTCCAGCGGG